TAACTAAATAATGGCTAAATTAAGAGGACTGTTGGAGCTAATGGATGAAGCTCTAAACATGGATGCTGCTTATGAAGGTGTAAGGCGTTTAGGTTTACAAGCTGATAATACAGCAGCAGATAGAGCAAAGGCTTTGGGGTTTGATGATAAGACTTATTATCATGGTACTAAAAAATCATTTGATAATTTTAATATAGATAAGTCTAGTGAGTATGGTAGTGATGCTATTTTTGTTTCACCAAATGCTAATATGGCTAACACTTTTGCTGGTAATGTAAGGAATTTATCTCCAGAATTTGAAAAAATAGCTAAAGAAAAAGGCATTTTACCTGCTCCAAATATTTTACCTTTAAAAATAAAATCTAAAAATATATTTAACTTTGACAACCCAAAAGATATAAAAAAAATACAAACAAGCCTTAATAAAACATTTAAAAATGAACTTGATTTAAAGAAAGAAATGTTTATACGAGCAAAAATTCTTGATGGAAAATTACAAAAACCAAAAAATTTTGAAGATGGTTTTAAATGGGATTATATAAAAGAAGGAAATTGGAAAGATATAGAAAACCCAAATATACAAAAAGCAATTAAAGACAATAATTTTGATGGGTTTACTGTTAAAGAAAATCCACGATACAATGACTGGAAAGATATAGGAATATATAACCCAGCAAACATAAGAAGTAAATTTGCAAAGTTTAATCCTAAATATGCAGGTATAGGTGCAGGCTCTGTAATGTCAGCAGACTTACTTGCTAATGAAAACAGTCTATTGTCATCACCAGATAGAAACTCTATACTAGGATACATGGCAGATTCGTATAAATATATGGCAGATGAAGGCGGTTTGCTTGGAAATATATTGTATAGTGGTGGTGGGAAAGCATTAGATAATTTATCTTACGGAACAACACCAATGAAAAAAGGGTCTGGAAGATTACCGTCAACTCCCACCAATGAATCATTGCTCAATCTTATGGAGCTGTTTCAACTATGACAAGGTTAACACCACACTTTACATTAGAAGAGTTTACCTTTAGCCAAACGGCTACAAGAAAAGGTATAGACAATACTCCTCATGAAGGAATACTAGACAATTTATGTATATTAGCAAACGGAATGGAAAATGTTAGAAGTTTACTTAACGCACCCATATATGTATCTTCTGGTTATCGCTGTCCTGAGCTTAATGATTTACTCGGCAGCAAACGAACCTCTAAGCACACTCAAGGTCTGGCTTGCGACTTTACATCTAACGCTTATGGCAGTCCTCAAATTATTTTTGCTGATATTATTACTTCCGACATTCCTTTCGACCAGCTTATTCTTGAGTTTGATAGGTGGATTCATATCTCTTTCGTTGAAGATGGCGGAACTCCTAGAAAACAGGCGTTAATTATTAATGGCGAAGGAGCAATGATCTACCAAAAACCATGAAAATATTAGTATTGGATATAGAAACATCTCCACATACAGGATTCCATTGGGGACTCTGGCAACAGAACATTAGTATTAATCAACTAATTGATGCTTCATCCGTTCTTTGTTGGGCTGCTAAGTGGGTAGGCGAAAAGAAAGTACATTTTGCCAGCATTATGGAATCATCTCACAAACAAATGATTAAGGAAGTACATCAATTAATAGACGAGGCAGACGCAGTCATTACTTACAACGGCAGGCGCTTTGATATGCCAACGCTTAATCGTGAGTTTTTACTACAAGGTCTAAACCCTCCAAGCCCTTACAAAGACATAGATTTACTAAACACAGCTAGGGGTAAGTTTAAGTTTGCTAGTAACAAACTAGACTACATAGCACAAGAACTTGGTGTAGGACAAAAAACCTCACACGAAGGTATGCCGTTATGGATTGAGTGCATGAGTAAAAATCCTAAAGCATGGAAGTTAATGAAGAAGTACAATTGTAATGATGTTATCCTGACAGAGCAGGTCTACGACAAGCTCAAAGGCTGGATTCAAATTCACCCTAACCACAACATATATTCAGACGATATAGTTTGTATGAATTGCGGTGGTAAAAAACTACACAGAAGGGGAACGTTACGGACTCTAGCAAAAACGTACGTAAGAGTACAATGTCAATCCTGCGGCAAATGGGGAAAAATAAACGAAACAAAAAAATACAGCTCGGTTATCAACATTTAAGGACACAAGAAATGGACATACAACAAATATCAGAACACATCGTGGGTAAAACCATTGATGCTGTTGATGTGGTGTATGGCGAAGATACAATGGTAATATGGTTGGATGATGGCTCTCATGTAGAGTTGATCGTTGATAGCATTTACGCTAACATTCCTGACCTGGATGACTGACCTTAAGATACATAAAAATATAAGCGGTGTAACGCTGCCTGACGGCTCTGGTAGCGATAACTATAGTTCGGTCTATATGAGATACTGCGAAGCAAAAACAATTGCTAGGTGGGGTTTAGGACAAAGAAGACAATTTCTTGCAAAATTAACAGATACAAAAAGAATAGAAGAGTTAAAATATTGGTTAAAAATTATATGGAAAAATAAATAACTAAGCGTAAATTCTTTTACCTACCATAGTAAGTAAATTATCCATAGCTAAATCCAGTTTCAACTCATAGTACATAGGCTTCTTACTGCCTAACCACCTAGCGTACAACGCTTCTCTTTGGTCCTTTTCCAAACTATGGATACACGCATTAACAATCTTGACGTTCTCGCTGTCAGCTTCATTCACCATATCATCAAAGACATCTGCCGTAGACTCTCCACCAGAAGACATATAAGAAATTTTGTTAGGATAGCCTAGTCGATGATTATCACTCTTCATGTACTTAGCCCAGTCTTCTAAAACTACCATTAATCTTTCAATTCTCATAATTATTATTGTATATAGAATTAATAAATCCCATTGTTAGTGGGGTAGTAAAACTTCCTCGCACATTAGGAAACTGCTCGGCTTTGTACTTCTTGCCTTTTAAATTTTTTGCTTCCTCTATAAATTTGCTGTGCTGCGGAAACCATATAGCTTCCAACATAGATCTGTTAGGCTTGGCGTATATAGTATGCCGTTGCTTTTTTTCTGACACCAAATCTCCTTTAGTCACAATAGTTCTTATTAAATGATTAACTGATTTAGCATCCATTCCTATAAGTTCGGCTACTTCTGGAATAGTTAACCTTGCATCACCATCAAACTGCTTTACTATAAGATCACACACTTCGTAGCGCCTAAGCTTTGTTCCGTCATTAAGCTCATACATATGTAAATTGCCTTGATTTTTTATTGGCTCGTATTTCATACTTCTCCTTTTTTAATTACCTTATAGTTCATTTCATTCATAATCTGATACTGCATACCATTATCTTTTGGTGTAAAAGTTATGCTAAACGGGTACCCTTCAACCTTAAAATACTCAACCTTTATTTCTTTCTTTTGTTTTGACATTACTGCAATATCCTTCAGCTTCTAAATTGTTATGGCACCACCATTTTTTAAGATGGTAGATCCTGGCCTGTTTGCCACATAAATGGCACACAGGGTTATGTGTTTTAATCTTCGTCATACAACGAGTCTTCTATCCACTCATCTTCTTTAAGCTTGGCTTCTATGACTGCTATTTCAGTTTGATGAACCTTAATCATTTCTTCTATGTACCATTGGGCTTTTCTACAGTCTTCAATCTTATCTGAAAGCTTTTCAGATTTAAGCCCTTCTCGGCTAATGTACTTTAAAGCGTTGCCTTTAAGATAGCCATAAAATTCAGCACTGCTTAACTTTGCCTGCAAGTACTCAATAGTCTCAATGCCGCCTGCCTTGTAATGCTCAGGGTTTATGTTGTCTGCCATTATTTTTTCTCCTTAATGTTGTCAATTCTAATACATTTAATGTCTGTTTTAGTAAAAATATTTTTTGACTCATTCATTGACTCAAACAAGTAACCATTTTTATGGCAATGGTAAACTTTGTCTGAAACAGAATTAACACCAAGCCAAATTAAACCTACTAAAAAAACTAATACTCCAACTACTAACCAACCATTTTTTTTCTTTTCTTGATGCAATTTATAATTAATCATTTTCATTACTCCTTTGTAAGGGTTTGATCGTTAGAACTAATTAACATACTTGCTATAATAGAGCCTTGATTAACCAATAAGGACTACTACTATGTGGACAAAACCATCAGCTACAGAAATGCGATTTGGCTTTGAAGTTACAATGTATGTAATGAATAAGTAATACATGTAATACACTAACCCTCAAGTTCTCAATGTCATTATAGTCTGAACCAATTCCAAACTACAATGGCCGGCATATGCCGCTTGAGGGCAGTGTAACCTTTAAAACCTAACCATCATTTTTTAAATAATATTCGGCATAAGTACATTTTCTACCAAATCTATTAACAGTTTTTTTTGTAACTGTTTCAATGCTATAACCATCATTTCTTAAATCATTTATTCTTGAAGCCAACCTTCTGCATCCGTATTTTTCTCTAGCCACAGTATCGCTTATTGGCTTATGTTTCAAATGAGACAAAATCATTTCAGCTTGTGAAGTATTCATTTTTAATTTCCTTGTAAAAAATTTAAAAAGGGACATCGTCTTCAAAACTTTCAATTGTGTTTTGTGCTGCTTTAGGCGCACTTGTTGCTTCAGCT